CTCGACTTGCTCGCGGGTTGGCCTGGACCCCGGCGGAGGAGGGACGGGTAGAGTATACCCCATCACTCGGTCTCCCCCACCGGTGCGTGCTTGCGAAAGTAGCTGTTCTCCGGCACACCACCATCCGGTAGCATCCGCTCCCAGTACGATAGCGCCCACGCGCCCCAGTCCTCACTCTCCATATCGGGCATCTCGGGTTCGTCCTCGATCTGCGACGTGTCGATCTCCACACCAAGCTCGCCCACCACGCGGGAGAACACCTCGCCCGCCTCCTGCTGACTGAGGATTCCCATGTCGCGTGCCACGATTAGGGCATTGGCGATTCCCGACAGTGCCTGGCTGATCTGTAGCGTGTCCTTGGTCGTCATCTCTGGCATTGCGATGTCCCAGTCGTCATCCTCTGCCGGTGTGTAGTATCCGGCGATGACGGCCTGGTCGACCGCAAACTGCGTCATCTCCACTAGAATGTCGCGAATCTGGTCCTGGTCGTGCTGCATCGTCTTCCAGGTCGGGTCGTTCTGCGCTTCAGCCGTGGCGCGGTTGGTGTCGTCGCCGAACCCGTACCAGTGGCGCGGGAGGCCGAGACCGCCCAACGCGTAGGTAAGCAGGAAGTTCGACGCAATCTCCGAATCGGACTGGCGAAGATTGAGCGTGAACCCCTCCCATTCCTCGCCCTCGTTCTTGACCACCATCTGCCCACGGCGTGGGGCCGTGCGCTTCTCAAGTTGCTTTCTCCGCTTCTCAATCTCCTTGGGGCTTGCGCCCATCACCGTGACCAGGATGAAGAAGTAGATGCTCAGCATCTCTTTCTCGGCCATGCTCCAGGTGATTTCGTCCACCGCGTCCAGTGCATCAGCGGATTGTAGCAAGTCGCTCCAGCCGTAGGGGTCGTTCGGCGCGGCGTTGCGGCGGAAGTAGAAGCAATCACCGCTGTACTCTGAGCAGTCGTGCTTCTTGAGCTGCTCCAACTCCCACGGTTCAATGCTGGCCGCCTGCTCGTGCGTAATGAGCTTTCCCGTCATCGGATCGCCATTCGTCCCGTCGTGGCGCTGGACGATCCGATAGGCGCGGCTGTCCATACCGGCCTCGCTGCCTTTGACGATGATAGACCGACGGTCCAGGGCGTTGTCGGGGTTGGTGATCACCTCATCGATCTCCCGTGGGTCGATGTAGCCAATGCGAACGCGTCCGTCTGACTGACGGACGAATACGCTGTAGCACTGCGAGCCAAGCCGGAAGAACTCGTACACCAGCTCCTTGACCAGCGCATCCATCTGATTCCCATCCCACCAGCTTTCCAGAACATCGGATAGCGTGACGCCTTCCCCATCCCGCTCGCTGGTGGCCTCGGGTGTGACGCCGCGACCCAGGATGTAGTCGCGCTTGATCTGGAGATAGCGTCGGGCCACCGGGTTGTAGGTGGCTAGCTCAGAGATATTCTGGAGGATTTTGGAGCGGTCCAGGTTGGGGCTGTACTTTTTCCGCCCCAGCCGCGTGTACCCCTGCCCGCCTGGGGCAAAGGTGCCGGTGCCCGGGTCGTCGTTCCCAGTGCGCATCAATCCGTCAAACACCTCCGCTTCGACTGCGCGGCTAATGCGCTCCTGGGCAACCCGCTCCGTTGTGATCCCGAATACCTCCAGGAATCGCTCTAGTCGCGTGCGCTTAACTGGTCTCATCTCCACCTCGATTTTCTACCGCTCGCTAGATAGCTGTCCATTGGCACGTCTGCAATCTCTCCCGCCGGGTCTGGCGCTCGCTCTTCTCCCAGTCCATCCACGTAAGCCACCGCGTACCTTAGCTGGTCCAACCCGTGGTCGTCCTCCTTGACCGGCCTCTCCTTCGCGCCGCCGGCCCACACGTATCCCGGTATCTCGTCCTCTACTCGGGCCGGCAGCTTCTGGCGAATCCGCGCCTGGTCTGGCTCCCGCAGCGAATCCCGAACGAATGTCAGCGTCCCATCCGCAAGCCGCCGCTTGACCGCGTTGATTCCCGGCAGAACGGCGTTAAACCCCTTGACCGCGTTCAACCCGGCCTCACGGAAAGCGTCGATGTATGCCGGTTCCGACGGGTCGCATGCAAATGCTTCGACTCCGAACTCTCGGTTCGCTTCCAATGCCTTCTCCAGCCACCAGTCATCGCGCCTCCCCGCCCGGTACCATTGCGCCACCAGTACCATCTCATCATCGCCGGTGACGCCGTAGATCCCCATCGCTCCGGGATTGCGATAGCCCCAGTCTACCCCAGCCACGTACCGGGCGAACGACTGCGGGGCCTTCTTCCGATAGACCCGATGGACGCCCTCGCTGTACTCGGTGTAGATCGCGCCCTCGGCCATTGCGGGCTTTCCTTCGAGCAGGCGCGCCCGTCTCACCCCAGTCAGTCTGCGGAGAATCGACATTGTCCTCTCGCCCTGTTCGGTGATCTCGCCCGTGCGCTGGTCGAACAGCACCGGATTCTCGTCGTGGCGACTGTAGAATAGCCGCAAGCTGTCCCGGTGATACATCCAGTGTGTCGGGTAGGCCGGGTTGGCGTCTCCCATCAAACGGGAGTATGGCATGTTCCCCGCCCTTCCCGTGGTGCGCGTCGTTGCCGTCTCCCAGTCCTCAAGGCTTGCCTCCTCGGCCTGGACGATCAAAATCATGTCGTGGTCAGCCGATAGAATCTTACTGGAGCGGTCGAAGCCCGCCAGCCACACCGTTGCGCCGTTGGTGTAGTTCACCTTCGACGGACGGTCAGTGCCGCCGTATGGCGAGCACAAATGACGCCACGGGCCGAAGTCGCCACCGATAATCTTCTTAAAGTACGTCTGCCACGCAGAGCTGTAAATGTCGTTTAGCACCTTGCGGGCAACTACAATACTAGCGCCCGCATACTTGAGCGCGCAAAGATGCACGTACCACAGAGCGGAGAATGACTTCCCCGTCTCCGCCGGCCCGTGGATGATTGCCTCATGGCCCCGGTACTTGACGAAGTCCCGCGCAACGCCGTAGAATGTGACTTGCGCCTCAGTGTCCTCGCCCACACGCTAGATGTCCTCTTCCGGATCTACGCCGCCGACGGAGACCAGCTCAATCGCCCCGCCGTCCTTTCCCGTCACCTCGTGCTTGCTCTTCGGCGTGAACTCGTCATCCATCACCTGCAACCACCACTTGCTCATCTGCAAGTCGCCGCCGTGAATCGCCTTGACGATGTTGTGCCGCGCCTTGTCGGTGACCTTGTTACGCTCGGCCTCCCAGGCCGCCTTGACGGTCGAGTACTCCTCGATGTATCGCTTGGCGGTGTGCCAGTCACAGCCGACAGTTGCGGCGATTTGCGAAATGATGCCGCCGCTTCCCTTTATTGCTTCTATGAACTGCCCGGCCGTGTACCTAGCCACCCCTGCCCCCTCCGTGCATTTTCGGAATTATCCCAAGTTTATCCCAAGTTATCCAATATCTCTCGGCGGATATGCAGCGCAATCGAGCGCATGAAAAGTGGTGGAACACTGTTGCCGATGCACCGCCATCCATCCTTGCGAAATTGGAAGCCGTCAGGAAAGCTCCCCAATTCAGCGACCTCGGACAATACAGGCTTACGAATACCATCCATTGTCAAAAGCCGATAATCGCTATTAGTCTTTGTAATCGTCGCCGCCGATCTGGGATGCCTTATCCATGGATTGATCGTCATGCTTCGCGACGCGATGGCTTCCGGGATTATTTGACCCAAGCCCATCGGCGAAATTTCCGCCGTCGGATGACTCGGCTCAATTCCCAAATCCTCCCGCACGCCTATGAAAATCAACCGCTCCCTGCTCTGTGGCACGCCAAACCACATTGCATTCATAAGCCGTGCAGAAACCTTATATCCGCTATCCTTCAACTCCCGCAATATCTCAGCAAAGATGATCTTCATTTTGCCTTTGACCATCCCGCTTACATTCTCCATCACAAACACTTTCGGTCGCAATCCTTTCAATAGTCGAATGTATTCGCGAAATAGCTGATTGCGGTCATCCGTCAGTTTGCGTTTTCCAGCCGTGCTGAATCCCTGGCACGGGGGCGAGCCGTCAAGCACGTCAAGTTCGCCGGGTTGCAATCCGGTCATTTCGAGGCACTTTCCAACTGACAACTTCGCAATATCACCATGATAAACTGGCACGTCTGGAAAGTTTAATTTGAATGTTTCGACTGCGTTGTCATTCCATTCGACTGCAAGTAGCTCGCGAAATCCGGCCATCGAGTAACCAAGCGATGAACCACCGGCGCCAGCAAACGTACTAATGACCATCGGCGCATCATCCGCACGTGGCGCAAGATGTTCTTGCCATCGCTCTTCTAGGTACGCCGGATAGTCATCTATTTTGGGAAGCTCTTTCCGCAATATGGACACTCTATCATCTCCACATCATCAGCTATGCTTTCGTCATATTCTGGAAACTCTGGAATTGGCTTTTCTCCATCAAGCATCCCCGCCAACTCCGCCGCGTCCTCATTCCACTGGTCGACCAGCCCGGCGTCGAAGCCCCAATCCTCCAGCGTGTCGAAGTCAAAATCGCGCAACGCGTCCCAGTCCCATCGACCCGCCGCGCCGCCGTGGAGGGCTGCGACAATCGCCTCGCGCTCGGCGTCCGTCAACTTGCGGCTCGCCACCCGCACGTCCACCTCGTGATCGGGGCCGAACCTCTGCGCCGCCGCCCAAACGTGGGTGCGCTGGTGGCCATCGACCAGCGTGTCATCCGGCTCGATTGCCAGCGTCTGAATCTGCCCGAACTCATCAAGGCTACGCTGCAACCGCTCCGCCTGCTCCTCGGTGACGGTGCGCGGATTGCGCTCCCAATCCACGAGGTCACCCAGTCGCCGCCTCTCGTTTGTCCATTCCAATGTCACAGATACTCCCCGTACTCTTCCCCGCACCGTCGCTAGCAACCTCACCCGCCCATCATCGGAGCGCAACCGCGATTATGGCTCCTGAACCTCGATCATCTCCCCGCCACTGACTGCAATATGCGGGTCGATGACCAGCACG